CATGTTGAATGGCGTCAACTTTGAAGTCCCAGCGGGAGGCTTCACATTCGTAGGAATCGAGCTTGTCATCGCTGGGAATATGATGATGCCGAAGGTGCGCGAGTTGACAGGGCCAATGGCTGAACGCTACGGCGCGATGCGATTCGGAGAAGAACAGCTGCAGAATGTGATACAGCAATCAGCTATGGCCGGAGGAATGGATGTGCCGTTTATGTTCTCGTTCGACAGACCGAGGCCAAAGACATCAGTGAACTGAAATGTCGTCGGCCATGATGTGGTCGTGCCGTAAAAGCCTTGCGCCTCGCTTGTCGCAGGGGCACGCCACGGAATGAGTCGACAACCTCCAAGGAGGGCGGCGTAGGAAGAGAGCCCGCGCCGTCACTCCTGCATATATGAAGGAGTGTGATGATGCCTAAGACTGCAGAGAAGCCAGCACTCAGCGAACGTGACTGGGAAGAAGACACCAAGCACCACCATGGGCGCCACAAGAATCGGTGCGTTGTGTGTGGGCATACGTTCATCGGCTACAGGCGCCGCCACATCTGCAAGAAGTGTATAACGGACTGGCGGAAATGAATTGCATCGTCGCGCACAAGAATCTTGACGACTTCGATCCTGGGAAGATAAGAGCAGTGTGGAATAATCGAAGAATCCATCCTGTCCGATGGTGGCGTACACGATCGAAGTACGGTGTGAGCGTTGAGACAACCGACGGGGAGAAGGTGTCTGGTAAATTCATAGTAGTCCTGACGGTATCTGAGTTCGATCAGTGGAGGGAGCGTCATGCCTAAGCCGAGAGCCACGAAAGAGATCAAGACTGCGAAGGTAGCGTTAGAGCAAGAGATAAGTGATGCCATGCACGTCATTACAAGCAAATTCCATGCTAAGTATCCTGGATGGATTGTCACTGATTCAGATCTTGGCATCATTGATGTGTCGACGCGTGATAGACAGGAGAGGATGACAGCCTCGTCTCGAGTAGAGCTCACAAAGACTGATATGTCGATGAAGATCTGCAAGGGCAATCAGGTCAAGGATATGAAATCGTGAAGAGGCATGGTGTGCCAAACACAATCTCTCATTTCCCAGGATGGTATACCCATAAGGCGTTCAAGATTAGCAGTTGGGCGAGGATAGATGGAGTAATCTATGTTGAATGCGAGAAGCCGTTTGAATGGGGCGAAGGCGGAACAGTTGATGAAGCAGTTGCTTCTCTGAAGGAGAATCTGTCGGATCATCTTAGGATGCTACTGGAGGACAAAGACACGCTTGCTAAATGTGCTCAAGAAACGTTGTCTCAATTCATGGACGATCATCAATGCGAGAGATGTAGCGAGACGTTCTCAAATGCCAGCGACATGATTGTCGAGTTAAGAAAGATCAAGGAGCTCAAATGAAAATTGAATTGGAGTACATCGTCAAGTTCGTCGTCTTCATGGTGTGGTTTGCGATGATGGCTGATGCTCTGGGGAGACTGTGATGGCTGAGAAACTGAAGCCGTGTCCGTTTTGTGGTGCCTTTGCCAAAGCAATCATTGATCCAGGATGTCCTTGGGTTGTGACCAAATGCACTCAGTGTGGGGCAGAATCAAATCTAATGATGGAGAACGCCAGATATCAGGACAATGAAATGGCGGCAATAGCCGCCTGGAACAACCGCGCTGGCCGCAACGAGACAATCGAGGAGTGCGCGAAGACGTGTGAACAGATGGTGAAGGAAATTGTTTGCCCCGAAGAATGTGCTGCTGCGATACGAGATATGAAGGAGTAATAATGGGATGGGATCAACAGAAGTGTGATGCTGCTGCAGAGAACATGACAAATGTGTTGTTCCTATCGTCTAATCAGGAACGCGATTTGAAGATTGCAGCAGCAGTATCAACGCTGACAGAGGCTCTTGGCTCAACTTGTAACGTTGAGATCAATGCAGAATATGGGGTCAAGCAAGTCGATCCAGTAGATGGGTGGCGTAACTACGAAAGGGATCCTAGTGGCAACAAGGTAATAATCACGATCACGGTAAAGAAATGAACAATCCTCCGGCGTTATCACCTCACATGATTACCGAGTGTAGATTTGCACTCAGCGCCGGAGGTATCTGTGAACATGGTGATTGCTCTTATGTGCATCACCTATTACACTTAATGCGGAAATGGAGATGATCTGAATGGCGAAGAAATTGATGCAAACGGCGACTATCTACGTGCCTCAGAAGAAAGTCGAAGAGAGGCTGATCGAGCGAATGATTGCGGTCGGCGCGAAGAAGGATCGATCGTTTAACTACGTTTTGTTGAAAGCGATCGAGGAGTATCTTGAAAAAGAGGAATCACAAGGAGCGTGAACGTGGCTAAGGATGAAAAGATTGCATCTGAAGTAGCAACTGGCGGAACGACATCGGCGGAGAAGACTCCATGGCAGCTACAGAATGAGATAGACAAGCTGGAGCAGCAAATAGAATCACTGAGGGCGCAGAACGCATTGCCGTTGACTGGCCTTGAGATCATGCAACTGCGAACCGTCCTGGCTGACAAGAAGGAGAAGCTAGGAGATCATGACGCTGTGATTGCTGGGATCGAATTGATTGCCAAGCTGGACGCATATCTGAATCCAGAGTTGCCGTTTAACGCTGGCGATGGAACGTCTTCTGTGTCGATGCCGCTTGATGGCGTGACGGCGCAATAAGATTCATTGAGTAGAAGATGGCGGCATACCTCCTGCGTAGTACAGCGGGAGGACTGCTGCTGAAGGAGTAGACATGGCCGTAGCACCAGACATGGAACGGACATCGGCAACTGTTCCCAAAGAGCATGTCGAGTTCTATAAAGCAGAAGTGAAGAGACTGCGGATACTTGGCGAACGAACATCAGTGGCTGAACTTGTCAGAGAGGCGATCGCAAGAGATGTCAAACGGATCCAGAGGAAGCGATAGCTGATGGCGGAAGAATGGAGATCAGTCGTTGGGTACGAGGGATGGTACGAGGTTAGCAATCTCGGGCGGATACGAAATGTGAAGAAGAGGCAAGGTACTGTTGTTGGCAGGATGATGAGTCCATCAACGAATCGACATGGATATTCATACGTGTGTCTCCGTCAAGATAATGAACAGAAGACAGCATTAGTTCATCGCGTAGTGATGGCTGCATTTGTAGGCCCATGCCCAGATGGATTAGAAACAAACCATAAAGATGGAATCAAAGGAAACTGCCAACGGTCGAATCTTGAGTATACGACTTCTTCAGAGAATCAAAGACATGCGTATAGACTCGGACTGAAAACTCCATGGGATGAGAGAGGAGAAAAGAACCCCTACGCTAAACTTACCGAGAGCAAGATCCACAATATCCGCAGAAGGCTAAAGCACGAAACGCAGACAGCTATTGCTAAGAGCGTCGGGATGTCTAGGGCTGCTATAGGGCTTATCGCAAATGGAAAAACATGGGGATGGCTAGAAGAGGAGCCAGTGTGACTAGACAGACGTTTTCAGGAAAAGAGGCAATTGCTGCATCGCGTGCGAAAGCCGGTGCGAATGCGTATCAGTGGGCAAATTCCTATCGGGTCATGCCCGATGGATGCACCTACTCGCTATTTAATCCTGATCGGTATATGGAATACCTATATGAGATATATATTGAAGCATCTCGTCTTAGAATCCCAGGTGGTAGAATAACTGTAATGAAGAGCGTTCAGACCGGGTTCTCAGAATGGGCAATCAATATGGCATTATGGTTCATGGATGTGAAGAAAGAACCCTGCCTGTACATGCTTCAGACGGACAAGCAGTTAGGTCCATTCGTACTCGCTAGGCTAGACCCTGCGATTGAGATCTCACCATATATCAGAGAAGGATTCTCTGGAGAGGCTGATAGTGTTGGGCTAAAGATCGGATGGAAGCAACCAATATACTTCCGTGGTGCGAAGTCCCCAGGAAGCTTGGTTGAGTTCTCTGTCGGAATGGTAGTGCAGGACGAGAAAGACCAGATGGAGCCATTGGGCGTTGCTGCATCTCAAGGGCGTCTACAGGGAAGGAAACACAAATGGGTGCTGCGACTCTCTAACCCATCGATACCGGAACACGGCATTCACATCGATTACCTGGAAGGATCAAAGGGCGAACATGCTCTGTGGTGTGAGAAGTGCCAAGAGTACAAGGTCCCGAGGTGGCCTGACAGCGCGAACGTAAATCATCCGTATGATGTCATGTGCCCAGACTACGATCACGTCCTAGACAAGAAAAACGGTAAATGGATACACGAAGAGCCTGAGAATCCTCACAAGTCCTATTCAATGGGGCATTTTGCATCACCGACAGTACAGCCGATTGAAATGCTCGAGGAGTGGGAACTCATCCGAGGGGATCCTACGAAGATGGGCGCATTCTACAATCTACGGCTTGGACTTCCTTGGGCAGAGGCTGGAACGCGAATCACAGACGTATCAGGCTTGCCATCGATGGGAGAGATGATCCCTTCCTACGATCGACAGAGCGTGATGGGCGTCGACGTAGGGACATTGCTCCATGTGGTAGTAAGGCGATCGTATGGCGGCATCTTGTGGGCAGGGAATCTGGTTGGGAGTGCTCAGTGGGAAGAGCTTGGACGAATGATGCACGCATACAATGTTGACCATTGCGCGATCGATGTCCGACCCGAGACGACGAAAGCCTCAGAGTTCGCAAGGCTATTCCCAGGAAGAGTCACTCTGGTCGAGTACAACCCCAATCCTATGGCCACGGAGGAGAAGTACGGGGAAAAGAACGGAGTACCTCTGTACAGCGGCCTGAGGACACCGATGATCGACAATGCAGTGGCGAAGATTCTTTCTAAGACTGAGGGAGTTCCGTCGAATCTACCGACAGACTTCTGGGACCACTTCAGGGCAGTATCAAGACAGTACGTGACGAGGGCGGACGGGGCTGTATACGTATCGTATGTGCATACGAAGCCTGACCATTACGTCCATGCGTTCAACTACGCGGTATTTGCAGGGAGCCGATTCGAAGGCTCTGACGGTGAGAGGACACAGTTCTTCAGCCCGAGAGGGAGGGGGAGACGATGAGCGAATGGGAGGCAGCAACGCCACTTGAGGTTGGACAATTCTACACGATCGATGGCGAACGTCGGCAGTGCATCAGTGGAGGTATGAACATGAATAAAGCGTGGATGAGAGATAAAGAAACGCGAGATAAAGTTGCCAGCGATATCCTTGTTTATGGGGGCGGATACGTGGTGGAGAACAAAGATGGATCGTGTCCGATTAGAATCCATCCAGAAAGAATGGTCGCTATCCTAGACAAGAAAACGCACAAACCTATCGCGTATCGAACTGTGATAATGGGGCATGAAGTTACATACGAGCTAGAGAACGTATGGCACGGGCGGCTTACTGTAGAGGGAGATGAATCATGAAACTGACGAAAGGCACGATACTGAAGGCGAAGGGCGGGTGGGACGCAGAGGTCGTTTGGGTAAGAACGATTGAGGGACACGGATTCTACGCGGTGCATAGACCAGGAGAAACGGATCCTACCTGCCCTGAGTCATGTCCAGTATGGCACAGGGCGAATGGCCATGCACATAGCCAGTTTGGTGTGCTGGAACCTCCATGTTACGGTGCTGGCCATCCGGCAGATCTTGAGATGGGGGATTACGAGCTATGAAACTGAAGAGATTCAGCGCGGTCGTGGTACTGGCATTAGTGGCTATCATGCTTGTGAGTTGTATGGGGCAACGAGCGATCAGAGAAGGGATAAATACAGTATTCCCGAATGCGGATGGAATTCTTGGAGTAGACGACAATAATGAACTTTGGATGGTGCAAACGGAGGCAGAAGTGCTACTGGTCAAGTACATCCGAGGAAGTTATGGAGAGATGGAGAACTCGTTCAAAATACTGGCGCGAATGGAGATCGGACTATGAAATACATAAGAGGGCAAGACGGCGGCATTTATTCTGTGTCACGTCTGAAGCCTCCATGCAGGCATACGCATGAAGGTGAAGCGATCTGGCGCATGTCTGTTGTGACGTGGAGCGGCGAGTACATCACGTATGCGACGTTCAGAACTGAGGCCCTGGCGATCAAGGCATACAAGTCTATGACAGATTTCATGCTCAGTTTCCAGAATATGATCGTCTTCAGACTAGGCGTTGACGGTGAAGCACCTACCTTGATAACTAAGGGGCAGTTAGATTGCACGGCTGTTGGGCCTGGAGGCACAGAGATTTATGGAAGGAGACAGGAATGACGACACCGCTTGATACGCTGTATAGCATTGGGAAGCTGTTCGTTTTCTTCGGCGCTGCGATGTTCGTGTGGCTGTCGATTCTTGGACAGCAGACGTACTGGATGCGTGCTAGGAACACTAAGATGAAGGATCTGCCGAAGAAGTATCGATTCTTGGCGAAGGCAGCTTACTACGAGTGCTGGTTCTTTGCCGGCTGGTTCGTGATATTCGTAACGGTGGCACTGTGCCGAGTTCTTTGGCGACTGGTAACTGTTGGGTGGTGATGAAGATGAAAGTCCACATCAAGAAATCGGAGGCAGCGGCGTTATTGGTCCCTATTGGTCATGCGTGGGATTCTGGCGTGTTCTGTCCTTCATGGAAGGATGTTGATGTTGTCAAGCGGATATTTATTAACTGGCCTGAGTTGCTAACGGAAGGATGGGATTGGCTTCTGCCGTTGATGGCTGGCAAGGATAACGATAAGGAGAATCATGAGTGACGCAACCAAATTAAGGAACAAAGAGGTATTGGACCTATGCAGGAACTTCCTCGACGCAGTTCAGAAACGTGAAGATTGGCATCCGTTCGCGCAGTTGGGAGCCCGACAGAAGAAATCACCGCCAAATATCCCAGCATTCCAGTCGTTCAAGGTGCTGATGACGCAGCATCCTGGTAAGGGATTTGATGACGATCAGATGCGAACCGTCTGGATTGAGATCACGCTTGGAGGGAACGAGAGGCTGAAGCTGCAGAGAGTCCCTGCGAAGCTGCTGGCCGTCAGAGAGATTGGCTGGGAGCAGTGTGACCGCTGTGAAGGTGAAGGAAGCACTGAGGAAGAAGAAGTCTGTGATAAGTGCAGAGGCACTGGCAAGGTAGAGATACAGCCTCCGAGGATTCCTCAGAAGGGGACTGATACCTATGAGTACGACAACGAACATGCTGTTTGGGGTATCTGCCCGACGAGTTTCAAGTGGCGTGAGGGTGAGCGAAGGCTCGTCAAACTGTAATGGCGTTGAGTCGTGATCAGATAAGGCAGTTGTCCATTGAGACGAGCATGGTAGCTGTGCAAAATGTCTCATTTATTGGACATACTGGCCTTATCACATTGAAGATGCACAACGGAATTGTTCAGAGGGTGTGGGCTGGTACTCCTGCAGGCTTGCTATTATGGGTCCAGGGGCAGCAATTGATCCACCTTGTGCCTAACGCGGAGTTGCCGCTGAAGCATTGATGAGGAGTGGTTCTAGATGAAAGAGCAGCGTATCCCTATGTCGGGTGGTGACGAATACGATGCGCTTACGCAGTGGAAGAACGTCTGTTATTGGCAATCAGGTGAGCGCAAACGGATCAAGCGCAAATACCGGAAGCGCGTCAGGCGGCTATGGCGTGAAAACCGCAACCGGAAAAACACGTAGAGGCTATTGACATCTACCATGTAAGTCGCTAGACTGTCCTTGACGTGAGAAAACACAAGGATACGGCATTACCTATATTTGGCGGCACGGAGGGGGCCATCAGTGCCCAACCAAGTCTCACGTCACTCCGTGTCGCTGATGAATTGATCGACAAGAAAGCCAAGAGACGTGCCTACTACGCAAAGAACCGAGAGAAGATTCTCGCTCAAAGGACCGCCAGGTATGCAGCAAATCCCGAGAAGCTCATCGCTCGCCAGAAAGCATACAACGATACACACAAGGAAGAGGTACATGCCTATCAAGTGGCATATCGAGCGTCTCACAAGGAACAGCGCCACGCATACTACGCCGCTCATCTGCCAGAAAACGCAGCATATGCGTCAGTACGAAGAGCTAGGATAGCTGGCTCAATCATCGGTGATCGCGCAGAGATTGCTGAGATTTATCGCAAGGCGAAGGAAGATCCTAAAGTGCGATGCTATATCTGCAACAAGATGATTCGTATGGGTGACAGGCATGTAGATCACATTTTCCCAGTTAGCAAAGGATTCCCAACAAGGCCATCTAATTTAGCAATCGCGTGCAGCAGATGCAATCGGGCAAAAGGCGCGAAGCATCCTAACGAACTAGGAATGCTGATATGATAGATGAGTAGGCTATTGACATAAGAGGCAGAATGCTGTAGGTTGTAGTCGAGCAAGTATACGAAGGCTCCTGGCGAACAAAACGTTCGTCGAGGAGTCTCTTTGTTTTTCAGGAGGGCAAGATGGCGGATACAGCGACGTCTACACCAGTAGAATCAGGCGACAACATATCTAATCAGCAGTCAGGAAAACCTCGAGCGATGTTGTCGACATTCGTTGCCAACGATACCGATTTCCATTTCATGGAAGTCGATATGAGCGTGAATGGTGGATTGACTTATGGTGCAACGAATCCCAGCAACCAGATCCTGACGATCACTCTCTACGGAGCATTCGAATCCGGCGTTGATCCAGCAGGAGCAGCAGCATTCCCAATCGATATTACTGGATTCACTGTTCCTGCGGGTGAATCAGAGTACACGACCACAACCGATAAATTCCCATTTTATCTCATCAGATGCACATTCGCTGTGGTTCCTGACGGCAAAACAGTGACGATCAAGACTTGCAGTTGGGAAACGAACTAGGGAGGAGACATGGCGGGATTCGGAGCGGTAGGTAAATCGGCACAGAATCTAGGGTTTCTCATGGCGACTGCCGATGCGTCGCTTCTTCACGTTATTGACGACAGCGCGATGGCACAGCTATTAGCAATCGGTGGAGACGCATCTGACTTCGACGACACGACCGACTCTCTTGAAGCAATCTCCAACGCGATCTCTGCTATTCCTGGCGGAACGTGTGATGCCTTCCTAGCGTCTGTAGGCGGTCTCCTTACCACAGCAGCGGCAACAGGGGCTGTAGGTGTAGGTACGACGCTAATGGGCTATGAGAAGCAGATAGTAACCGCCATCCTCGATGGAACGTATGGCCTCTCTGCACTACAGGTTGATATATCGGGAATACCGACAACGATGGTAGGCACGAACTCATCCTTCCTGGAATCGGTCGGCGGTCTTCTGACCACAGTGGCAGCGACGGGGGCTGTCGACACCGCAACTCCAATGATGGGATATATGAAGCAGGTCGTAAACTTCACAGAGAGCGGCGGGGCTACGAATGTTCCGCAGTTTGTAGGCACTCTAGCGTATGCTGATGCTTCTGCTTCTGACGATACTGGTAGCGGATTGACTCCAAGCGCACCTAAGAAGACTATTGCTGCTGCTCAGGTAGTCGCAGGGATTGGTGGGGCTGTAACGATCAAGGCAGGAACCTACGCAGAAGACGTAGCGATGAGTTACGCCGCGCAGGAGCTATGGCCTGAGATTGGGACTGTATTCGATGGCACTGGTCCGTGTATCACGATCTCTGCTGCAAACTGCAAACTTGGGCGACCTGGAGATAGATTCCAGATCACACCGGCAGCAGATCAGATTGGCGTTGTTACTACAGCCGCAGGTACTGGCTCATTCATCAATGGCGCGATGGTAGTTGGGTCGGCAAGTGCCGGAGGATTTGACATCAATGGCTCAGGTGCTGAGTTGCATTGGTGCCGTGCTACTGGCATGAAGGCAGGCGCTAAGGCTTTCGATTCAAGCGTGTCGCAGTTCAAATGGATAAACTGTTCAACGACAGGGAATACGACCTCTTACGGTTTCTATGCAGGTGGTGCGACGATCTCAAGAGGGCTTATACTCAATTGCACATCTGTTGGGCATCAGACATCCGGCTTCTACTTGGACACAGGCGTATCGCTTATAACAGTAAACGACTGTTCATCAGGTGGAGGCGACGGTGGTAAAGTAGACAGCGGAACGAACAACATGTGGGGCAACTTCGTTGATCGACTTAACGACGAACACCATGAGCATATCTATCCTCGATGCACTGGGCAGGGCGCGGCTGGCAATCCAATATCTGTGGCGAATGCCACCACTGACGGTGCAGGTGGAACCCGCGACGATCAGGACTATTGGGGAGATGTTGCGACGATCATCCCCATGTCAACTATTACAACTATCTGGAACGCAGTTGGCGTATACATCCATGCGAATACAGCATCAGACATTCAACAGTGGGACATATTCTTCCCAAGGACAGCTTACAGCTCTGCTCAGAATGGCGGTAACGATTGGGACGAGAACGAAACTGCGTTGACTGTTGCCGATGGCACAATATTTGAAGACGGCGACTTCGTTTGGATCACTGGCACTGACAGAGCGGCTGGCGAGATCGTGAAGGTCAGCGGAGCTCCTGCTGGCAATGTCGTGACTATTGCGAGAGAGACTACCGCAGACGCAGAGGCTGGATTGCGGTACAACTACGATGGCACTCCTGGTGCTAACACCATGTACGTTGCGAGTCGTCCTGGTACTCCTTCTCTGCACAGGATCGAAGGCGACTTCAGCGCGGCGACGACAAGGGATATGAAGGCATACCGATGGCACGAGGCAAGAGAGATGCCTCCGAATACAGGAATGATTATGCGTATGCTAAATGCTACTGATGGTGGCGCAAGTTCGTTCGACACACGCGCCATCTACGAAGACTAAGCATAGGAGGTGCCTGTGAAGGCGACAGCGCACACACAATGGCAAGTCATGAAAGAACGACTGGTGAAAGTGTGGAAGCGGATCAAAGCATGGGTACTGAAGATACTGAACGCAATTGCAAACGTTGAATTTTGAAGAGGTGAACATGACTGAGAACTTGACGGAGACTGTGGCAGAGAGCATGACGGCGCATATCTTCCATGAGCAGATTCAGCTTATGAAAGACACGCTCGACCGCGGACTGATGATATATCAGGGAGATAAGACCAATCGCGGGTACAGGCACTACAAGCAGGAGACGATGAGAACGTTCCATGCGTTCATCGACGCCTTCTGGGGAACACTGCTCAAGGATGGATTGGTAGAGGTATGCCAGTGCGGGGCGCCCACGCGACGGTGGAGCGAATGCCCGTGCTGCGGCGGTTCAGGGTTCAAGGTAGTAGAGGAGGACTCTAGTGGGCTTCATGAAAGCACTGGATAGGGCATTAGGCACCCCCGTCAAAGAAGCGGCGGAGATGACCCCCAGCCGATTAGTTAGCCAGGAGCGCCCGAGCTACAACGACGGGCGCGTTACTCGTCCTGCTGGCCTCCAGAATATCTTCAACGCTTTCAAAGAGGATCCTGCTGTCTTTACCGCGATTGAGAGAATTGGTGCGTCGATCGCAGACATCCCTCTTATCATGATCGAAGCGGAACAGGCAAAGGAAGATCGCAAGTTCGTCAGCGCACGCCACTTCCACGCAGCGTCACGGTCTAAGACCTACGCTGGCGTGATGGAGAAATGGGCGTCGATCGAAGGCGGACGAGTGATCAGGCAAGATCCTATTCTCGACATGCTGGCGAATCCCTGTCCCTCTGCCGGTGTGTCGGGAAACCTCATGAAGCGTGCCATTGTCGCGTACATGGAGCTTACTGGCATGGCCTACGTCGAGAAGCTCTACGATCCCAAGGACGATAAGAAGGTCACTGGCCTCTGGCCGTTGATCAACCCTCTCAAGATGCAGGTTATTGCTGGAAAGACACGGCTCATTGATGGGTACGTGTGGAATGGTTCGAGAGGCGCTGTCGTTTTCAAACCAGAAGATATGATTTACTTCCGCAGCTTCAATCCAGATACCCCGTACTACGGCTACTCACCAACGCAGGTACTGCGCGTAGTCATCGGTACTGATCTCAAGGCCCTGAACTGGAATGCTGTGTTCTTTGCCAATTCCGCTAGGCCAGAAGGCATCTTATCATCCGATCAATACCTCAACGATGGGGATGTAGAGATGATCATGCAGACCTGGGATGACAACCACAGGGGAGAGGAAAACCAGAGCAGACCTGCTGTTATGGGAAAAGGCATGAAATGGCTTCCAACTGGATCTAGCCACCGTGATATGGATTTCCCGTCTCTACGTCGTTACAGCAAGGAAGAGATCCTTGGATCATACGGAGTTCCTCCTATAGTTGCAGGGGATTATACTGATGCTAACCGGGCGTCTTCTGAGATAATGTACCGATTATACTATGAAAATGGCATACTCCCTCGATGCGACGTGATGGAAGACTTCTGGAATACCGCATTGATGGAGCCAGGGAGCGGCAAGCGCATTGTCTACGATCTCGGAGCTATCGAAGCATTGAAAGGAGACGTCCTCGAGATGGCCAAGGTGTCGGCCAGGGTGAAAGAGGAATTCTCAGTCAACGAACGAAGGGTCTTCCTTTGGAATCTTCCGATTATCAAGGGGAACGACGGTAATGCTCTGTGGGATCCGAAGCGAGAGGAAATCATTGGATACGCTCCGATTCCATCAGAGGTTGCAAGCGAGAATCAATTGACGGCTGGTGATGGAACAACTGGTGGACCTGAATAATGGGCGCGGATCTCACAAACCTTGTGAATGCACAGGACATGAAGAGCAGACGGATAGCGGACAAGAAGGACATATTGCTATTACAGCATAAGGTAGGTGGGTAGGATGGCAACAGCACTAGATAGCGCAGATTATCGAGTTTGGTGGGTAGCTTCGGACTGCACGACAGTAATCGGTGGGATCACCGATGCTGGAGTATTGGAGACGTTAGCTGGGTTTAATATAGACGTCGATTTTTCAACTGGCAAGGCGATAACAATCGACATAGACGTCCCATTGGCGGCTGACAATTATGTCTATGGGATCGACAGTGACCTGCAGCAAACGTCGGCCTATGCAGCCGGTACATGGTCTACTAGCGGTGGCATGATCGGTATTCGATCAGACGTAAGGGTCGACTATAAAATTACCGATGCTTATGCAGGCTACTTCAACGTATTGATTGACCCTGCGGCGACATGCACGGTAAACGACATGTTCGGTCTATTCGCGCAAGCTCAGTTGATCGGGCCATTTACAGCCGGTTCTGCTGGGAGTCAAATTGCGGCATTGCGTGGAAGCATTACGAACTCGTGTACAGGGACATACGACGGTCAGGTATTTGCGTTGTCTCTGGACTACGGTTCTGACATCAACTACGGCAGCACGACTGCGTTGATCTACATGTGGACTCATGGGAACGCATATTGCGACCATGGGATCTACCTGCAGAACTGGTCTCCGTATATGCAGACAGGCATGACGCTGACGGAGTACAACACGACTTCATCGATGCTTGTTGGAATTGACATTGACGTAAACGCTATTGGCGCAGATGTCAACTACTTCGGTATCGACAACGATCTAACCCAGCGTAATGTCGCTGCGGGCGGATATCTAAGCCGTGGAAACTTGATCGGTGCTGCTAACTCTGTTACTTCGATTGGGAATATCGATGCTGTATATGCTACATACTCCTCTTCGACGCTTACGATGGCAGCAGATACTGAGTCTAACCAGCTATACGGCGGAATCTTTGCGTCTAATGTTGCTGGTGCTTTCACACTGACACTCCATGACGGAGTGATGGGTGCTCAGTTTGCCGTCGAAATCGATTCTGGTGTAACTGACGTTACTGGCGGAATTATTGCAGCGGGGTTCTTCTTCCCGAATGCACAGAAGGCTCTTACATCGATCGTATATGGTGGCTACTTCAAGTGTACGAACTACACTGACTACGGCGTAGCTGTCATCGTGGAGAGCAACAACATCTCTGCCGGTGTGCAGATTCGCACAAAGGATTCGGCTGTATTGCCGATTGGGTTGCAGATCACATCGACGTCTGGATCCGTTACGAAGGAGATTGAGCTTACGAGCGGAGTTGGCATCTACACAGGCACAGCAGATCCTAACGGTTCTCTTTCTGGAGTGGATGGCGATATGTATCTTCGCACAGGCACATCCACGGCAAACACGACGCTTTACGTGTGCCAAGGCACGACCAACTGGTCTGCGCTTGGGACTGGCTAGTAACTAACGGGAGGGGCTTCGGCCTCTCCCTCTATTTGATTGACGCGGCATAGGGCCGCACGAAAGAGAGCAGCAAAGGAGCACAGCATGACAATGAAAGTGACGTTGACAGATGCACAGCGGATCCAGGCAGCGGCGGCGAAGTTTGTAGGGATTGACCTTCCGGTTAAGACCTCGTACTTGCTGGCGCGAACTGTTTTGGAGATCACGACGCATCTACAAGCATTCCAAGAAACGCGAACGAAATTTGCGAAGAAATACTGTGCCCTGGATGAGAAAGGGGATCCGAAGTCCGAACCGATTGAAGGCGCTCCTGGTCAGGCGAAGCTGTCGTTTAAGACGCCGGCTGACGAAGAAGCATTCGTGGAGAAGATCTCTAAGCTCGGTGAGGAAGAAGTGGAGCTTACGCTCAGGAACAAGCTGGCTCTTACAGCGTTTGACGATCCGAACACGGAAGACAAGACAGTCATTCCGTGGGATCTGTTGGGCGGCTTGATGCCGATTCTTGAAGACATAGAGGAGTAAGGAATGAAACGAATATGTCCGACCTGCGGAATGGTACAAACAAATCAAACGGATGTTTGTCCGAGATGTAAAAAGAAGACCGTTTCCAAAGGTCGGCGTATCGTTCAGAAGGGATTAGCTAAAGGGAGGGCGCAGTAATGGATAGGAAGGCACTAACAGTAACCGAGATTGCGGTGAAGGGAGAGGACGGGCATGTAGTTCTCGACCGCGGCGAGATCACGACTCTGTTGAAAGAAGGGAACGTTGCATCGATGTTCAAGTACGCATTGCATGAACGATCTCTGCCAGAGTCCATAGGAGAGCCGGAGAGGGTGTTTAATGTCGGCGCCCAGGGTGGAGTGCTGTTAGACACGCGCCCGAAGGCCGAATCGGTAATCTCGTCTTCCTCTCCAGATCGTGACGGTGACGTCATGTGGCAATCAGGCATGGTCATCACGACCAACTACGAGAACAACCCGACTGTGTTTGGTCAGCACGATCACGATATCCCGGTGGGATTTACTGAAGTGATCAAGCAATACAGGGATCTAAGTTGGGCTCAGTGGCAATGGCTCAACGATGTGGAACAGTCGCTAGGGAAAGATTACTACGAGATGTGGGTTAAGCATGTGCTTAACTGCGTCTCTGTTGGCTTCATGATCAACGAGTGGGCGCCTCTTGACAAAGGCGACATGTGGGGCGGCTGGGACATCAAGGAGTGGGAACTCCTCGAGCATAGTCCAGTCGGACTGCCATCGAACAGAGAAGCGATGCGAACGGACGGCATGAAGTCGATGTTCCGTGCTTATGCAGAGCAAGTGTCTGAAGGCCCCTCACCGATTCTGAAGCAGATGTTTGAAGAGTTCGAACACGAAGGAGCACCGTTGTCTGTCCCTGTGAATATCACTCTCACAAACGAGAAGGATCTACGACAGGCGATCAAAGACGGCGTTTCTGACGCATTGAAAGAAGGCGGAGAAGCAGCGGTGGAAATGACATGCTCTACTAAGGTCGACGGTGATAAAGCACTTGAGACTTTTGAAGAGATTCGAATGGCAGCAGCGGCGGGGGTTCTTCCAGTCGACAAAGCCTTTGAAATGATTGGAGATCTAGTCGACGGATACAAGGCTGTCATTGTAGAGAAGGATGCTGCGGTGGCGACGGCGGAAGGACAAATCCAAGATCTGAAGCAAGAGCTAGTAACGCTCAGTGCTGGGGTCGTGGAGAAATTCGGATAACGAGGTGAGCAACATGGCGCGAGATCTGAGCCAAATGACCCCAGAAGAGAAAGAGATGGTCCTGCAAGGGGCTAAGATTCTACTTGCCGGGGGAACAAATGATGCAGAGCCAGAGATTCCTGCTGATGTGCAGAAATTTATGGACGATAACAACTATACGATCGAGGCGAAGAAGCCTACGGTCATCGGTGCTGTTGATACTGCTACGGCAGTTCGTAGCACTGAAGAGACCCAGCTTGACGGCATTGGTCCGCAGATGAAGGCACCTGCAGGCCCAGCGATTATTCACGAATCGACGAAGCGAACAAAGAAGGACTTTTTGATCGTTAATGCAGTCGGTATCTTGACACAAGGACGGGACTACGAGCATTTCCTAGATTCCGGCCTTGAAATGGACGTGCTGAAGGCACAGAAGGCTTTCAGCCGCGAACCTAGTGAAGAGATCAGGAAGGAAATCAAGGAACGCGAACAGCAATTGAAAGACCTGAACATCGGGTCTGAAGTTGCCGGCGGATTCTTCATTCCTGAAGAAGTCAATACCGAGATGATTAAGAATCTCCGCGGCCAAGAGATTTGGATGAACATGGGCGTCGACTACATGCCTAATTCTCCGAAGTATCAGTCTTGGCCGAAGGAAGGCGACGATCCTAACATCACGTGGACTGGCGACACGCCTCCGAGCGATATCGAAGACACAGACATGGAGTACGGCGAAGTTACGTTGTCCCTCCATCAGATGGCGTGTCTCGTTAAGATTCGTCTCAACTTGCTCAAGTATGCTCGGGACAATGTTGAGAAGAGGGTCAGGAACCAGATTGTACAGTCGATGGCCGTTGAACAGACGAAGGTTGGATTGCGCGGAACTGGCGGGAAGCAGCCTTTGGGCTTGTTCAATCTTCCGTCGATGGTTTCGTACACGACTGACCTTGGCTCCGCAATCCCGACCTTCAACAACCTGCTCGATCTGCAGAGTGTTGTTCGTGGACGAGATGGTGTCGTTGATGAAACTCGTAGCGCGTGGGTTATGTCTGAAACGTACTTGGGCCTGTTCAAGAAATCAAAGACTGGGACAGCGCAGTATGACTACATCGTTGACCTTACTAATATGCCTCCAAACCGTATCCTCGGCTTGCCGGTATACACGTCGTCCCAGATTCGAACCGATCTAGGGACTGGATCCGATTCTCGATTGATGTTGGTAGGCGACAAGAACCAGATCATGTTGGCCGATGGCGGACAGACTGAAATCACGATTCTCAAGGAACTCTTCGCACGAAAGTTCCAGGTCGGGTTGTTGGCTTCCAGAGAGATCGACTTCGGCGTCCAGCAAGAGAAGCAACTACAGTTCCTCACGGGCATTAAGGCTTCGTAGGAAAAGGATAGGTGAAACATTATGGGTGTGGACTTTACACGCGATTTCAACAGTAAGTTCTACATTGCTCCGATCCTGGCTACTGAAACACGTAACGGGACTGGAACTGAGGCAGATTCTACTGCGAAGCTAGTGTGGGGATGCCGTGGTGGGGCGTTCTTGGTCGAGATGGGGCTAATTCATGC